TGATGAAATGCACATCATTGTTACTGACGCAGGTGGTTTAATTACTGGTACAAAAAATACAGTTCTTGAAGTATGGCCATATCTATCAAAAGCAAGTGATGCCGTTGATGCATTAGGCAATTCAAATTACTACAAAAATGTTCTCTACAGAAGTTCGAGATACATTTATGCTGCTGATCCAGTAGACTACGCAAATACTGTAGCTACATGGGGTCAAACTATGAGTGGTACAACATTTAGAACAGTCAACGGTGCTCAAACTTACCGTTTGACAAAAGGTGCCGATGCAACTCCAACCGATGCAAACATTGAAACAGCTTGGGATTTATTTGGAAATGCTGAAGAAACTGACATTTCTCTTGTTGTTACAGGAAATGCATCAACAACAGTACAGCAATATGTAATTGATAATATTGCAAATGCAAGAAAAGATTGTGTAGCATTTATTTCTCCACCATCAGCTTCTGTTGTTAACAATATTGGAGATGAAGCAGACGATATTATCACATGGTATGGAAACTTAAACCGTACATCTTCATATGTTGTTTCAGACTGTGGTTGGAAATATACATTCGACAAGTATAACAATGTATACCGTTGGGTACCACTAAACGGTGACGTTGCTGGACTTTGCGTATACACAGATAACATTCGTGATCCATGGTATTCACCAGCTGGTTTAAACCGTGGTTTTGTTAAAAATGTTGTCAAACTGGCATGGAATCCAAATAAATCTGAAAGAGATACTTTGTATTCTAAAGGTATTAATCCAGTCGTTTCTATTGCTGGTTCAGGCATTGTTTTATTTGGTGACAAAACTTTACAAGATAAACCATCGGCCTTTGATAGAATTAACGTTCGCCGTTTGTTTATTGTTCTTGAAAAAACAATTGCTCGTGCAGCAAGATATTCATTGTTTGAATTTAACGATGAATTTACCCGTGCTCAATTTGTAGCTTTAGTTACACCATTCTTGCGTGATGTTCAAGGTCGCCGTGGTATCTATGACTTCCGTGTTGTTTGTGATAATACTAATAACACAGCTGAAGTTATTGATTCTAACCGTTTTGTTGGTGATATTTACATTAAGCCTGCTCGTTCAATCAACTTTATCCAGTTGAACTTCGTTGCTGTTAGAACTGGTGTTGATTTTAGTGAAGTCGTTGGTAGATTCTAATAAATAATTCAACGATATAGGAGAAAAGAATGGCATTCAATGTAGCAGAATTTAGATCTAATATGATAAGTGACGGCGCACGCCCAAATTTATTTGAAGTAACTCTCACAATTCCAACTCTCGTAGATAATGCAATTGCAGCTTCACAGAAATCAGTTTTTATGTGCAAAACAGCTCAGTTGCCAGGTTCTACAATTGGTCAAGTGCCACTTTATTACTTTGGTCGTGAAATTAAATTTGCAGGCAACCGTACATTTGCTGATTGGTCAGTTCAGATTCTTAACGATGAGGACTTTACAATTCGCAATAGTATGGAAGCATGGATGAACGCAATCAACAGTCATGGAACAAACCTTCGCAATCCAGCTGCAAGAGGTCCTAGCGGATACACAGTAGATGCGATTGTTAAACAGTTTGCAAAGACTGGTGAAATATTGAAAACATATAAATTTGTTGGTATGTACCCATTAGATTTGGCACCAATTGATTTAGATTGGGGTTCAAATGATACCATTGAAGAATATGCGGTAACCTTTGCATATCAATGGTGGGAATCAGATACTACAACTTAATTTTATTATACTACAGAAGGGGCTTCGGCCCCTTCTATTATGCATTTTTTGATTTGGATATAAAACAATATGGCAAATAAATTTTCACTCTTTGGTTTTAGCATTGCACGAAACAAATCTGAACAAGATGAGGAAGTGCAACAATCTTTCACGCCTCCATCAAACGATGACGGCGCACTTACTATTACTTCTGCCGCTTATTATGGAACATATGTTGATCTAGATGGCACAGCAAAAAATGATGTAGAACTTATTACACGATATCGTGAAATGGCAATGCAACCAGAAATTGAATCTGCCATTGATGATATTGTTGGTGAAGCAATTTGCCAAGATGATAATGGAAAAACAATTGATATAGTTTTAGATGGCTTAAAACAACCAGATAAAATTAAAAATTCTATCAAAGAAGAATTTAAAACTATATTGAGATTGTTAAACTATAAGAATATGTCACAAGATATATTCCGTAGATTTTATGTTGACGGTCGTTTATTCTATCATATGATTATTGACCGTGAAAATCCAATGCAAGGTATTAAAGAACTACGTTATGTTGATCCACGCAAACTTAGAAAAGTTCGTGAGATTAAAAAAGTAAAAGATCCAAATACCAATGTAGAAATACAAAAAGTGGTAAATGAATACTACATCTACAATGACAAAGTAACAACAGGAACATCATCCAATTTTGGTCCTGTTGGTGTTAGAATCACAACAGACTCTATTGTAAATGTACTATCTGGTTTAATGGATTCACGTAGAGCAATCGTTCTTTCTTATCTACACAAAGCAATCAAACCATTAAATCAGTTGCGTATGATTGAAGATGCAACTGTTATCTACCGTATTTCTAGAGCACCAGAACGCCGTATATTCTACATCGATGTAGGTAATCTTCCTAAGTTAAAGGCAGAACAATACCTTCGTGATATTATGGTCAAGTACAAGAACAAACTTGTTTATGATGCAAACACAGGTGAAGTTCGTGATGACCGTAAATTTTTATCGATGATGGAAGATTTTTGGTTACCACGCCGTGAAGGTGGAAAAGGTACAGAGATCGATACATTACCTGGTGGACAAAACTTAGGTGAACTGGAAGATGTTAAATATTTTGAAAAGAAATTATACAAAGCACTTTCTGTTCCTGTTTCTCGTTTAAATCCAGAAACATCAGGTTTCTCTCTCGGTCGTTCAAATGAAATTACCCGTGATGAATTAAAGTTTTCTAAATTCGTAGATCGTTTACGCAACCGTTTTTCAGATCTTTTTGATCAAGCATTAAAAGTACAATGTATTCTTAAAGGTATTTGTACCAAAGAAGAATGGGAAGAATTTAGAGAAAACATTACATATGATTTCATTAAAGACAATAACTTTAAAGAACTTAAAGAAGCTGAGTTGATGAAAGAGCGTCTTGGTTATCTACAATTACTTGATGTATATACTGGTCGTTATTTCTCACAGACATGGATACAAAGAAATGTTCTGCGATTTACTGACGATGAAATCAAGACAATGCAAGAAGAAATGGATGAAGAAAAAGAAGCAGGTCTTGGTCTGCCAGTTGGTGTTACCAATGATGTGGCACAAGCACAACTTATGGCACAAGTACCAAGTCAACCAACACATCCAGATGATATTCAAGCACAGCAAGATTTAGCCGCAGCACAAGCAAAACAATCTTCTACCAATGAAGAAAAAACTTTTCATAAGTTAAAACGCATATTATAAATATTTTGATTGAGGAACTATTATGACAGACATTACTAAACAAATTGTTGATTATGCACAAAATGATGATGCCGTTCAATTTAGACAGGCATTATATTCTTCTATTCACGATAGAGTTACTGCACATTTAGATGCGGCAAAACAAGCGGTAGCACAAAATTATTTTAATAATAATGAAGAAGAAGTAGAAGAACCAACAGAAACAAACATTGAACCAGATTTAGCAACTGCACAGGATACACCAGTTGAAAACACTTAAAGAACTTAGAACTGAAGCAGTATATTCAACTATGGAACCTCCATCTGTATTATTGATGAAAAGAGTTTCTGTTAGGCAGTTTGCTGATGGTCGTAGAGTAGCTCTGTACCGTATAGACAAATTAAATAAATATGTAACAATACCATATGGCAATTTAGCTTGGTCTGGCCAAGCGCCGATACAAGCAGAGGAAACAGAGGAATAAAAAATGGCAAACAGATTTTCTTATCAAGTTTTAAAAGATGATACACAAACTGCGGTTATTAAATTAACTGGAGCGTTTGATGGTTCTGGTCAAGAAAGTAATGTAGCACGAATTCAAGCAAATACGCTCTATGGCGCATTAGCAACAAATAGTTTTCCTGTAGCTAATGTTCATGGTGGTGCTGCAAATACGACACTATCGTATTATGGTCTGACTGTCAATCGTGTTTGGTATGATACAGATACGGGCAGCGGTAGTGTTGAATTGTATTGGAGAGATATATCAAGTGCAAGTCCAGAAAATGGTGTTCCTCTATTATTCTTGCAAGGCAATGGTGAGTATGATGGTGCCGGTAACTGGATCACAATTAAAAATCCTACAGTAACAGCAAATAATAATGGCGATATTGCTATTGTTACAAAAGGTCAAGTATCTAATGCAACATATACAATTATTTTAGAACTACGTAAAGATAATGCACATTATCAACGTGGTCAATTTAATGATCCTGCTGCATTTAACTATGGTGCATATTCGTTAAAACCATAATGAAAGATTTTATTTCTAAAATTTTGGAAGGCAATGTTTTAGAAGCAAAAGAAATATTGCAGAAAAAAATAGATGAGTTGGCAGACGATAAGTTAACTCATAAAAAAGCTGAAATTGCTTTGTCTATGTTTGATGGTTTAGATGAAGCAAATGTTATGAAAATGGGACGAACAAAAGTAATAAAAGTTCGTTTTAGAAGAAATTCAAAAGGTCGTATAGTAGTACAAAGACGTAAAAAGTTGTCAGCCATAAAAGGTTATACAACAAGAGGTGGCAAATTGGTAAGAATGACACCTGCTGAGCGTAGAAACCGAAAGTTGGCAGCAAGAAGAAGTAAATTTAAACGCCGTGCTAAGCTTAGACAATCTATAAGAAAAAGAAGTCTTACTATGCGTAGACGGTCATCAATGGGATTATAAAGATGAAACTCATCAAAGAAATTACCGAAACAGTTAGTTATCTGGTTGAAGAATCAGATGGCAAAAAGGCTTTGCATATCGAAGGACCTTTTCTAGTTGCAGAAAAGAAAAATCGAAATGGTAGACTGTACGAATACAATACCATGAGAAAAGAGGTCGCTCGATATACAGAGGAATACATCGACAAGAAGCGTGCGTTTGGTGAATTAGGACATCCAGAAACACCAACAATTAATCTTGATCGTGTATCTCACATGATTGTATCATTGAGAGAAGATGGTACACAATGGGTCGGTAAAGCAAAAATCTTAGACACACCTATGGGTAATATCGCCAGAAGTCTTATTGAAGGTGGCGCACAATTAGGTGTATCGTCAAGAGGTATGGGTTCTTTAAAAATGAACAAAGAAGGTATTAATGTTGTTCAATCCGATTTTTATCTAGCCACAGCGGCAGATATTGTAGCAGATCCTTCCGCACCAGGTGCATTTGTACAAGGTATCATGGAAGGTAAAGAATGGATGTTAGTAGATGGCGTTTGGACCGAAGTAGATCATTCGAGAGCAATAAAAGAAGTCAAACAGGCTTCAAGACAGGATATCGAAAAAGTAAGTCTACGCATATTTGAAAACTTCATTAAAAAACTTTAATTATAAATATCCAATATAAATCAAGGAGATTTTCAAAATGGCAAAATTTAATCTGTCTGAAGCCGCTAAAGAAATTCTGAATGCCTCTGTTGCATCCAAAAAGGGTGGCCAAGATAAATCAGAAAAATTGTCCGGCGATGTTGCTTACGGTACTAAAGAAGTTGGTGATATTGGTACAGAAGTTACCAAAACAACCGATGCAGGTCCAGATGCAACCAAAGGTACACCACAAGCAACACCACCAGGTGCAACACCACCAGTTGGTTCCGAGCCAGCAAAGAAAATTACTGGTCAACCAGGTCAAACTGGTTCTGTAGAGCAGCCAGAAGGCAAAGCTGCTAAACAGAAATTTGAAAAGAATCCAGGTGCTACATTCCAATCTTACGGTGAAGAAACAGAAACCGAAGAAGAAGTAGTTGCTGAAGAAAAAGAAGAAAAGCATGAAGATGAGGCACAAGATAAAGCTCTCATCAAGAAAATGATGAACAAAGAAAAAATGAAAGAAGATATTGATGCACTTCTTTCTGGTGAAAATCTTTCAGAAGAATTTGTTCAGAAAGCTTCCACAATTTTCGAAGCAGCAGTTATTGCTCGTGCAGAAGAAGTTATTGCTGAAGCAGAAGCACAACTGGCAGAACAATTCGAAGCAGCAATCGAACAAGTTAAAGAAGATTTGGCATCTAAGATTGATGACTATCTAAACTATATGGTCGAAGAATGGATGAAAGACAATGAAGTTGCAATCGAGCAAGGTCTCCGTGCTGAAATTACCGAAGACTTCATTGGTGGTCTGAAGCAGTTGTTTGAAGATCATTACATCGACATTCCAGAAGATAAAGTTGATATCGTTGGTGAACTTACCGGTAAAGTTGGTGAGTTGGAAGAGTCACTCAATGAGCAAATCAATCGTGGTATCGAACTTCAAAAAGAATTGAATGAGAAGAAAAAAGTTGAGGCTATCTACACAGCGTGTGAAGGCCTGACTCAAACCCAGGTAGAAAAACTAAAATCACTCGCAGAGGGTGTTGAGTACACTACCGAAGAAGAATTTGTTACCAAAATGAATACTTTGAAAGAGTCATATTTCAAGGCAGAAGTTAAGGTTGCAGATTCATCAGATTTAAATGACGAAACTCCTATTGAAGAAGATAAGAAGCCAACAACTTCTGTCGATCCTTTGATGGAAGCTTATACTAAAGTAATTTCACAAACTTTGGTTAAATAATTAACCGTTTTTTTAAACAAAAGGAAATAAAATGTACTTAACAGAAGAACTTCAATCCAAATGGAAGCCAGTTCTGGAGCATCCAGAGTTGGATTCTATTAAAGATCCATATAAGAAAGCTGTTACAGCTCTCGTATTGGAGAATCAACAACAAGCAATGAATCAAGACAGAATGTCTTTGATGGAGGCAACTGCATCTGCTCCAACAAACGTTACTGGTTCCGGCATTCAGAATTTTGATCCAATCTTG